GAACGCCACGTGCTAATTTTGGTCCTAAAGCAACACCAGCAATGACTGGCGTTATAGTTTCATCATCCCAATGTATTTGCATTGATCCTGGCATCATAACAGCATTAGTAAATACCATCATTTGAGTATTGGCTGTAACATTAAGTGTAGTTAATACATCACTAATACCAATAGTGGATTCTAGTACACCTAAAGGCCCAATTAATTCTTTGACTTGTAAATCCGTTAATTCATAAGGAACAGTAAGAAATAATTCATGGCCATAGATATCAACGTCGAAGATTTTACGTAACAACGCTGCCTCCCAATCAACTCGAGAAAACAGTTTTGTATGTAATAATTGATTTAACGTATTTAAATCTTCTCCATCAAATCCATAAACCTCATGCATAAACAATGAATATCTAGCTGATACTCCGACTGATTGATCGGGTGCTAGATGTTTAACTTCATCATCTAATTGCATAGCTTTAGCACGTAACGTTTCATTATATTTAACACGATGCCAACGATGCATGAAAGGAATATGGGCAAAATCACGCATATATGCATATGCATTAGATTTAATCCATTGTTGGATTTGTTCATGATTATATTGCTTTGAACAATTATAAGCACGACTTAAATTTCGTCCCAACTTTTGTGTTAGTACATGGGTTTCTATACCATCTAACACACACGGTACGAAATATGAAGAACAAAATGTAACATTATACTGGTTCTTCTCTTCGAGGGTTATAGTTAAGCCCAATAAACGAATTGATTCAACATATGCTTGTTGATCTAATACTATACCATCAGTACAAAGTACTGTATCATCACCCAAGGCTAATAAATCAATCATTCCATTTGTAAGAAGATGATACCAGTTGGGTACTTGTAATGATATAGCATAAAGTTGTATTAAAATATTAGTGATTGTGTTGCCTAAGGATGTGTTTTGGTCGCCAGATTTACGCGTACCCTTACAAAAATAATCAACACGTAACATCATAGCCTGATCTTTTGGTGACTGAACATCGACACGACCATGAGTATCTAATTGGGTAGCAAGCCATTCTCTAAACTCAACATCATGAGGATGTAAGCTTTGATAGACCATAGCTTCTACCATTAAAATAAACGGTGCTGTAGAAGCATCAAAACGTTTATAATCAGTATTATAGAAACGTGGATTCTTTTTAGTTTTCAATTGTTTATCCATCCAGCGTCCTATCGACACCTTATCACTACCTGTCGAAAAGTATGTGATACCAGTCATACGCACTCCCCAATCTAAAACTTGCTCTTCAAAATTCCATAATTTAGCAAGTATTTTAGATAGGCAGTTTATAACGTGACCGCCTACTGCATTGTATTTATTATCCCTACCTGAAACAATACGGGGTGTAACGGTAGTGAAACCTGGTCGGCCATCTTCCATTTTCTTATTCAAAAATTCACCTTTCATAAAGGCTTTTACTCTTGTGTCTCGTGGACCAAGTAAACCTTCTTCATTATTAGATTCAATGGCTTTAGCCATGGGTGGTTTCTTTTGTGGTTTTAAATTGTCGTACCAGTCTTGTGTCGTTAATGAATCATGGTGGGTAATTTGTATCAATTTAGGAATATTTTTTTGTGCCCAACCCATGAATCGTAAAGCTGCAAATGGACTATAACGTCCCATTTCAGCCAATTGTCTATCTCTAATTGCACGAACAACAGTGCATAGACATTTTTTAGGATATATAACATGGTGAGCAGCGCAATCGGAGTATGTGTACCAGAATTGTTTTTCCTTCTGGTCACAAAATTCTCCTGTAATTTTAATTTTGGCGCCAGCTTTCATCTGCTTGTACGTATCTGCTCTCAAACATTTACGTTCATGCCTATGAACATTCAACCATTTATATACAGTATTGTGCAACCATTTAACAATATTAGGAAAATACATCCATAATATGCTATGATTGCGAATTATTAACATACCATCACGCGACTCAGAATATGTAACACCAGTTCGATGTTCACGAATGAAGGCAGTTTCAATAGCTAATGATTCGTGAATGCTAAATTGGGCTCCTGATAACTTTTCATTCACAGCCAATTGCGCACGAATACGACTTGCAACCTTATCAGATATGGTTGCAGCCCTAGCTTGAACCAAACAAGAATGTAAAGCTGTCATCTGGACATATGTTGTTTTACACAATTCATAGTCCCGGACAACCGCTAAACTTCTATATTTGGGTTCAACCCATATTTTTATACCACGTTCAATAAAAGGATAACGTGTATCACTATAACCTGAAATATATTGTTTATAGTCATAGTCAGCTACTGATAGAAACATACATTGTAAAGTATTAATTGTATATTTCAAAAAATTAAAAGGATTATAGAAGCTCATATTAGAGCGTTCTATTAATAATAATTCATCGGAAATTAATATATTGTTATATTTATATACAATATAATAATTATCACGATAAACTAAAGTTAACGCTAAATTTGTATTTAATTCGCACGTCACAGTCCTGTCGGTTGAATGCCATCCGAGTCCTGTCATGATGAAAACTGATTTTTGATCATCACGATCGATAACTCGTGGAGTAGCAAGCAATATAACATGATCACCAGGACCATATCCATCTGTCTTAACTTGATATTTGTCAATAAGAATCTGTAGATAGGAATTAGGTGAGACTTGTAACAACTCAGCTGATGGAGTACGTCTTACGTAGCGAGCCGTCGGTTGAGTGAAATTAAAAGCAAAATGAAATACAAGTAACAACAATAAAATTGTTGAAAATGTATAACCAAAATAAATTAAAGGATGTGAAAATACATGAAAGAAAGACCATATAAAATCAAAAAACAAAGAAAAAATAGAAGTTAACATAATTAAAAATAAAGAAAGCAAAGAACGAAAAAAAAGCGAGAAAAACTTTCGTGGAGCCAAATAACGCAAAATTGGTTCACTAAAGTTACCACTCAACCGACGAGTTGCTTCCAAATAATGAGAAGCGGTTGTAAGTTGAGGGGTACCATCCAACGATATGTTCCAAAGTGAGTTGATTGAATCATAATAAATATCGTTGACCTCATCGATAGAACTGGTCAATCTTATGTTGGGATTAAAAACAGACAACAAAAAGCCGTTTTTAATCTGACCAACAGTCGATTCTAACCCAGTAATAACAACGTCGCCACAATGGTTTTTGTAGCAAGCAATCAGAGGACGGAAAAAATCCTCGATTGCGGTTTCATTTCTATCATCAAAATAATATAATGCATAACAAAACATTATTAAGCTTAGAGCTATTGCCGAAGCAACACGTAAAAGAGAGATAGACATGGTGAGAGAGAGTGGATGTAGTAGATTAGTAAAT